CTTAAATTTTCCGAGTTCATCAAAGTAGAATGAAGTTCCATGTTCTTTATGTTCATTACCGCTATTCCTTTCAAACAACTCTGGAAATTCTCTTGTAACCCTTCCGAGGGTTGCAGATATTGATTTTGAGGCAGATTCAAAAAAAAAGTAGAGATGTCATTGTTTGAAGACCAAAACTTTACCTTTTCTAAATTATATTTATGGTCATACCCAAAAGGATCCTCGTATTCATCAAAGTACTTAACTGTTGCCAGTTTGATTTGAGTATCTAATCTGATTGACAGGTTTTGGGCTTGCTTCATGGATTCATTAAGCACCCCTATTTCAAGCATCTTCTTTTCAACCTTCTTCTTTGGGTCTGTTAGTAGCGATTCTATCGCCTCCCAATGCTGTGTAAGCATCGTTGGGTTCATTTGATAGTCCAACTCCCGATAAATCATTTTAGCTGCCTCCATGCGTTCCCATGAAATCATGATGTCTTGATTCCAACAGAAATAGTTTTTGTTTCCAGATTTAAAGGCAAATTCAATCTTTGGCCAATGGATTTTGTCGGCATTGCCTAAATATTGAGGCTTATCATTCTGATTCAATGAATCTGTTGAAACAGGCATTGATGAAGTATATCCAGCCGAAGGCAAAACAGACTTCTTTGATTTCTTGAGGAATTGGAACATAATAGAAGAATAAAAATAACCAGGGAGCAAAACAATAAGGGCAGTTGCCTAAAGGGTCAGAAAGGTACTCAGGAAGTTTGTTGATAAGATTGGAATACCATTGCAGGTATGGAACAAAGATAATCGCATAGCAAAAGAATTGAGCAAAGAGGGCAGTTGATGTAGCTTCAAAGATTAGGTTGATCATTTCTTTACAGGTTTTTTTACAACTGGCCTTTTGACTTTACTCCCACAACTGCACATCTTATTTAGTAATTACTTTTGATTCATGAATTTTATAGACTCCACATTTTCCGCTGATGGTTAAAAACTCACCATCAATCTTTTTGACGTTTCCTGAACAAATAGTCCCGGATGTACGTCTGAATTTAATAAGGGTTCCTAAGACAAAGTCCACTAACTGAATGCTGATATTGTTATCGTTTCAACTTCAGAACCATTCTGAAATTCAAACTGAATGCAATTATAATCGATTCCATTTGATGCAACAAAATTAATTAATTGCAAAGTAATGTAATCAAAGAACTGCAAAGAATAAGGACCGCCATACGACGAAAAGAACCCATCAGGAAACAATGTTAAATCAATTGTTGCAAAGCCTCCTATGACCTCCGCTTGTTGCTCAAATGTAATCCCCTGACCATTGGCTATTTTTATAACTATATCTTCACTTGTGTAATCAATTGGAACCTGAACCAACATTTCAGAAAAACAAGATTGGAACGGCAAACAAATCTGATAACACGTTCCGCAATTATTACAACTCATATCTTTTTGAATTTTTACAAAGTTAAGAAATTACAGTTGCATTTTTCTCGCATCAAATTTATCCAGGTTATAAGTTGAGGTTATTTCCAGAAAATTCCCATAAATGAAATAACGAAAACAGTCAAGAGCATGGCTCATGTTTGGGTTTTTCTTTTTCCATGGATCTAAACTTACTGTCCTATCAACTTTTGCCTCCTTAAAATCAGCTATCAATTCCTTACAGTTTGGAGTTGAAATCCAAAATAGGCATTTCTTGAAACACATATCAGAAATCAACTTTGTGGCCAAATGTGAAGGGGCAAACCTTAACACCTGCATGTTGATGTCACGAACTCCCAGAACTGATTGAATCAGTTGAAAGTTGCTAATGTTGTTCTTTGTGCCTGCTTGTCTGCTATTGCCTGCAGGGTCGCCATTGATAATATATTTCATGCCGGGATAATCTATCATAATGGCCTTGCAAAGTTCTTCAAGGTCACCAACTCGGTAAACCTTTAGAATATTGATTTTAGCGTAATAGCCTGCTTCTACTCCGTTCTTTGAGAATTGAGCAACAACGCAGGTATTGGTCACGTTAAAGTCAAAAGAAAGATATAATTCCAATCCTGGATGGGCTTTGACTGTATAATTCTGGCAATGGTCAGCTTCTTTGAAGTTTCTGGCAAAAAGGGATTCACGATCCCAGACTCCCCAGTTGCCTTTCGCATAGACCTCGTAGAAAGTTTCATCAACTTCTTTTAGGGATTCCATTCTAAGTGAGTATTCCTTATCTAGCTTATCCAGATTATCTAAGTAGGTCGCATGGATAATCAAGATTGAATCCTTTTCATTTTGCGGAGGTTCATCGAAGAACCGTTTTTTAATCCAATGTGAATCTGAAACTGGATTGAAGGTAATAAAAAATCTTTTTTGGAATTTACTGTTACCTCTCAACCTCAAAGTAATTTGGGTGAAGTCTTCCATTGTTAGTTCAGTCGCTTCCTCTATCCAGATGTATTTTGCTTGACTTAATGACTTTAGTTTTTCAGGGTCATCGCATCCCAAAAAGACTATTCGATTAGTGCCTGCATGGATTTCTAGGTAACTCTTTTGGCATTTGACGTGATTTGTTAAATTCCAATCTGATACCTTGTTTTTAAAATCAGCAAAAACTGAATTTCTAAGGGTTCCGGCTACTTTTCGGATTACAAAGTAGGTTTGATTCTGATTAACTTCATGGTTCAGTATTTCAGAAAGAAATAACTGAATCATGGTCTGGCTCTTCCCAGAATTATGAACCAATATATTTTCTGAATTGGTTTTTAGGTAGTAATTAGAATTGCCTTCTACTTCAAAATCATAAACCTTTTCTGGCTCAATGAATTTCCATGAAACAATTTGCGAAGGGTCAATTAAATATGGGTCCATGAATTTCTAAGAATAATGTCTTTAATTGTAGCAGGAAATACCCCATACATTTTAGCAAGTTCTTTTCTTCCGCATTTTCTAGGAATAAATTTGGCCCTAATTTCTAAAACTTGACTTTCTGTAAGTTTTGCAGTTGGACATTTAGACCCTTTATTTGAACTCAATCCAATTTTAAAGGAATGTTTGACGTTTTCAGATATTGTAACCCATTCTAGGTTTTCAATCCTGTTATCATCTCTAATTCCATTAATGTGATTGACACAAGGCTTTTCTAATTCATTAGAAAGAAAAGTTGATGCAATAATTCTATGAACTTTTACTGTATGAATTATGCCATCATCTCTTTTTAGCATTGTTCTAAAGTAACCTCCATTATCTTTTGCAGGTTTCATTATTGCTTCTCTTCCGCATCCTTTCCAGTTAAATGTTTTAATTCTTCCAAAAGTTGAAGCCTCATAAAGGCCATAGCCCGGTATCTTTTTCCAAATTTCTGTTTCCATATTCCAAAGATAATAAAATATCTTTGATTTTCACATAAGAACCGCCAAAGAAAAACTTGTGATTTTCAGTAACTTTTATAATGGTTCCATCTTTTAAAACAATCTCGATAAGCCTATCAGTTGGGTTTTCGTATTGGAAGGTATTTTTTACCTTTCTAAACTCATTCAATCCTGATTCATGGTTATAAGATAAAACCATGTCACCTTCTTTAATTTTACAAATAGGTTTTGAACCCTTATCTGTTTCAATTAACTGATTAGGGCCAAAGCAGCCACTTCCGCCAAAAAGTACATTGTAGGTTTTTGGGTATAATACTGCCCTTAAGTATTTATTGTTCCAAAGTTTACGATTAGAAAGATTTACTATTGACACAAATTAGCCTATCAATCATTTTCCTGTAAATCCTCATCCAATGGAGTAGGCATTATAACTGTGCCAATGCTTCCAGAAAATTCATTTTCATGCTTATCTTTCCATTCATCTTTAAATCGGTTTTTCATGTTGAAAATATAAACCGCAGAGTTTAATGACTTTTTAACTGCCGTAAAACTTCCAGATTCATCCTTTTCCATAGTATCAATATTGACTATGTTTTCAATGCCGACTTTCTCCCAAAATAACCTACTTTTTTCTGTGCCTATTTTTTTGGAGTCAAGAAACTCTTGATTTGCTTTTTCCCAATCATAGATAGTTTGTTTAGAAACTCCTAATAAACCTGCAAATGATTCATAGGAATAACCTTTTTCCATGTGGCTAATAAGCAAATCACAAAACTCTTCTTTGTAAAGTGTTGGTCTACCACCTGCCATTAGTTAACAATTTAAGTGCCGTCATTTTACTGATAAGATTTTAGTAATTACTTCTTAGGCTTTTTCTTTCTTGCCTTGTCTGCTTCGCTTAAAGCTATGGCAACCGCTTGTTTCTGTGGCTTGCCGGATTTTATTTCAGCAGAAATATTCTTGCTGATGGTTTTTTGAGAATAGCCTTTTTTGATTGGCATAGATTGATAATTTGTTTTGCAAATATAAAATAAAAAAACCTTCAATTAAGAAGGTTCATTTTTTAATTCAAGTAAAAAGGATTTGACTAATAATTTAATCCTTGCTGCGTGGCTTATTGGCACTCGGAAAGAAACTGTTACTGTTTGCGGTCCTGCTTTGCGTCCTGCACCGGGTTTGCGTGTTCCGGTTGTTGGTATTCCTTTAGGCATATTATATTTTGTTTTTATTTAAGCAAGCAATCTGGAATAAACCATTGAAACCATTTTTTAGGGCTTCTTGTCATTTTAGAATTAATTCTTTTATGAAAAATATGCTCACCATTCAACCAAATCCAAACACCTTTTTCGGGCCGCTTAAATGCGTTATTCATGGGAACAACCAAAATAGATGTTTTGCAATTCAATATAAATGCCCCGTCATCAAAAATATCTGTTACAATTCCTTCCATGCCAGCATAGGCACAAATTCCATTACCAAAAGGGTTAAGATTTTTATCCGACATTTTTACCAAATCGCCTATTTTCATGACACCTTTTTTTTCTTATCCAAGAATTTAGCCCACAACTTTAAGAGTCTTGGATTTGATTCTCCAAACTCTTTATCTAATTCCCTAAGAGCGTCTATACCAGCTTCTAAGTCTGCTATGTCTGCGCAGTTGCTTACTTTTAAGTAAGGGTTGCTGTTGATTTTTTCTGTTAGTGTCATTGTCTGTTTCTGTTTGTTGAATACAAACTAAATCCTTTCTTTTTAATTCTGCAAACATATTTTATAAAAAAGATAAAATATTTTTAAAATAAATTATAACTCATTGATTTTCAGACCGACAAATATTTGGTAAAATTTAATTTTTTTGTCGTTTAATTTGCGATATGGAATTAGAAAACTTTAACCTTTCTGAATTTGATAGCCCAGACCTAATCGGGTCGGGTTCAAAAATGAATCCTGACTTTCTAATGAAGTTGGATAAGTCGAGAGGAATAGCCGGAGTTCCATTTAAAATCAATTCTGGCTATCGTACTGATGCCCATAATAAAAAGGTTGGAGGAACTCCTAATTCAGCACATACAAAAGGCTTTGCAGCTGATATAGCTTATTCATCTGGTTCCGATGGATATAAAATTCTTACCGCTTTGCAGCAGGTTGGATTCACTCGTATAGGAATTTACAAAACATGGATCCATGTCGATTCTGATCCTTCATTACCTTCAAAAGTCATTTGGTCAAAATGAAAGAAATTATAGTGCAATTTATTTGCAGAATAAAAGAAGACGTTTACAAGTTGATGACGGATATTACCGTTTATTGGCTTTGGTTCTTGTCAGTCATGGAATTGTCTGAGTCATGGCTTTTATTTCATGGCGGTGCTATCCTGGTGCTTGGCAGATTAATCCTTTTAGGAATGGATTTTTATAAAAGAACAAGGGACTTAAAAGAACCTGAATGGAAATCAAACATCTCCCCAATCTTGAAAAAAGAGGCAATGGAAGACCGCAAAAAAGGTTTTCTTCAAAAACTAATTGATACTTTTAAAGAACTTTTAAAATGGTAAAAAACTCATTCATTCTGGCTTTGCTTTTAGCTTTTTCCTGCGGTCCAACCAAAACCGAAAAGGAATTGACAAATAGAGTTGATTCGCTAGCAATCAGAACTCACTTGCATCAACTTGAAATTCTAAGGTTATACTCTGAAAATGATTCTTTGCAAAACTTAGCATTAAGCATTCAGCAAGAGCAAAGAATAACGGAATACTATTTGAATCAGGATTTTGAAAGACTCCATTCCACAATGGATTCCCTTGCCAGAGCATCAGGTGAAAAAGGCAAAGGATGGAGGATTTTAGGTCAAATCTTTGGTGAAGCAGCCAAACGTGTAATACCAGGTTTATAATGAACTTTCAACGGTGGATGGAACTTGCCTCATTTGTGGCAGTAATTCTATTTACTGGAGGGCTTTTATTTGGTGTTGGTTGGCTTTATAAGTTTGAAAAGATTGACACTTCAGATTCGATTCTAATCTATGTCTTAGGTCAGTTTATAACCGGATTTTGGGACATGATTAAAAAACGAAATCGGATTGAGTCCTTACCTCCGCCTCATAAGAATTAATTAAAAAAAACCCATCAGAAATTCCGATGGGCTTTAACCTTAATTAATCGTTCTATCTTAATTCACCAATATATCTATTTCTTTGATTCTGGAAATGTTGGTCACTCCTGTAGTCACCAAAACAAAGGTTGTACCTGCTAGGGTTATCCCTGTTCTTGTGAATGCAATATTAGGAGAATAATTCAAATTGAAAGGAACCCCATTAACTGATATTGTGAAAGTCTGGTTTGGCGATGTTGTGCCAAATCCGGAAAATAACTGAACCGTTTTAATTGTTACAGTCTGGTTATAAGTAAAAGTTACAGTAGTTGGGCCTTGACTCACAAACCTAGTGTTTAGGTTCCCATCAATTGCACTTGCAGGTCTTCTTATGCTAGTATCGGAATTGATATAAGGAACTCCCAAAACTGTAATAGACCTGGTAACTGGATTGGGTGTTGTTGGAGGTGTTTTAAGACTGTCGCATTCCGATTGACTAACCAAAGGCAAACAACTTGCGTTTTGGAGTGATGCCCTCATTACATTGCCCGGTAAAGGTCCAAATCCTTTGTTAAGATTAATTGCTCCATTGTTGTAGCAATAGGACATAATAGTAGCATTAAAGTTTGGCTTTTTTGTTGTTCCACAACTACCCTCCCCACCAAAGCAAGAATCAATCCTGCCAGTTGTTCCATTAGGCAAGTTCCAACCGCACCAATGGGTATGTCTGGAGCCAAAATTATGGCCTAACTCGTGAGCAATTACATTAACTGACCAACTGTATAATGGAAGTTGTTTATAAGTCTTAAAAATGCTTGAATAGCCATAAGGACTTACACTACAAAGGACATTAACAAAGGCCAAACCTCCAAGACTTGCACCATTAGGTTTTATGTCAACTAAGTGCATAAGGTCAGCATTGAAAGTGCCAACTGGCCTTACTGACATCAGACTGGAAAGACATAGACTTAAATTTGTACATCCGTATGAATCGGCTGTTGAATTGATGTAAATTACCGATAGCTTTAAAGAAATGTTTTCATTCCGGTAAATCTGCTTTACAACATTAAAAACTCCAGAAATGTAATTGGCAGTAGCAACCTGTGAGTTTCCAAGTTCTTTAAACATTGAGTTGGTTGCTTCAAATCCAATTCTTGCCGTTTTACAAGCTGCTGACGTTCTTAAATTGGTATTAGGTTGGTTATTGTCCTGCACATCAGAATCGGAGGTTTCGCAAAGGAATGGCAGGTTAGGAATTTGGCTTTCCTGAATGGTTACAAATTGCCCTTTTCCATTTTTGCCATAGTTATAAGATTTGCCATCTTTAACAAAAACTCCCATTACATCATTTTCAAAGAAGGTAACCGCAGCAATGCCAACTTTTGATTGATAACTTACCCCGGTGTACTTTTTCCCATTCATCAGGATGTTTCCATCCTTAATCTGAAAATCATTGGTCAGGTTATTTACTTTGTGAAGTTTATAACCTTGCCAGTTGATTGTTTCTGGTTCTGATTCGAAAATGTTTAATTCCTTTTCAGTTTCTTTCTTGCATCCAAATAATCCTATAAGGAGTGCAATTAATACAAAGTATTGATTTTTCATAAGTCAAATAAAACTGTTTTAATCTATACTTAGCCTAACCAATAAGTTACAAAATATTACACATACCTAAGGATGGATTCAAGCTTTGAAATTTCCAGTTTCTTTTTATGGATGTAAAGCTTTTTACTGGTCTCATTTTTTTGATTCTGAGCAAGATATTGATCCAATTTCCTAACCTTTATTTCCAGTTCCTTTTTTAAACAAACCCTCAAATCAAATCGGGTCCATTTATGAAAATCAGCTTGAAATGTGTCTTCCATTTCCCAAATGTTTTACAAAGCCATTCATTAAGGTAGCAGCTTTGAAACCTGCCTTTTTATACACTTGACCAACTTGCATTTCTGAGGTCCAGGGTTCTTTAATATTGAAAGTTGTAACCCCTGCATAACCATTTGGAAAAAGGGTTTTATAATCGGATAAACGTCTAAGTGTAGGGCCAAAGGAAGTACCATGCCATTGGCCTCGATAATCCGTTTTAACAAGTTGATATTTTGTTCCTGATTTTGCTCTATAAACCGATGGCTGAACTGGATGCCCATTTCTTTCATTTCTTAATCTTAACCAGACCTCTGAAATGTTTGGTTGGCTTTGTAGAATATCCAAACTTTGAGCCATAAAACCGCTTGACAAGGTGGTCCAATCGTCTTCTAATGTAAAGTAGTATTCAGTAGAAACCTTTGACAAAAGGCAATCCAAAGCTTTTATTTGACCTACTTTTGGGCATGGTTCAATAAACTCGATTTGAGGAAACAGAACCTTTAAATGGTCATTAATTCCTTCTTTTCCAGAATCTTCATAAACATAGATTTTATTAATTGGAAGGTCTGCAAACTTTAAAAAAGATTGAATTGTTTGCTTTAATAAGTCCTGCCTTCCACAGGATGTAATTGTTACGTCAATCATTTGAATTTCCAGATAAAGCCATTGTGAGATTTTCTTCTACTATGTGCTACCGACCTAATGTGAGATCCGTTAAAACCCATTTGCCTTATTATTTCTTCAGTACAAGGCCATTCTTTAACAAAGATTCCATTTTTATCATATTGTAAAATAGGTTTACTTAATCTACAATTTTCATTTCTAGGTTGTTTTATCAGACCTGTTTTATGAGCATGTCGCTTGTTTTCTTTATCAGTAACCCATTCAAGATTATCTAAATTGTAATTCCATTTATTGCCATCCTTATGGTTTATCTGTGGCTTGTTTTCTGGATTTGGAATAAAAGCATTAGCCAAAAGCCTATGAAGCAACCTTACGTTCTTTTGGCCTTTTATTCTAAGGTTTAAAACAGGATAAAAACCTTCTTTAAATGTTAGCTTTAAAACTTTTCCATTTGGATATTTTGCAAAGGAAATTAATTCACCTTTATCGGATATAAATATCGGATAATCTGCATCCTGAACTTTTGCCCAATTTCTATTTGGCAATTCAAAATTTATAGCAGCTATTTCAATTGGTAAATGATTCATAAAAAAAAGAATGCCCCAACTGCAAAGGCTTGTCCGACGCTTGAATAAGCATAGGCAGTACAGAAGGGGCAAAAGTTTTTAATGTTTTCATATCGGACAAGCATGGCAAATATACAAAAAGTATCTTTATTTATTAGGGTAGGGTTTTAAAAAATTCACATTGGTAACTACTGACCTCCGATAATTGCCATAGGCACATACTAACACTTCTTTCTCGTTTCTATAATCCAGAATAATAACATCTGAATTGTCTGATATGATATGGTTAGTGTCTTTGTCCATCAAAGTCTGAGTCGGCTTGCAGACACTAAAAATGGGCAATTCCGGTATTGACATAATTGAATATTTTTACCAATAAAAGTACTAACAATATCAACAAACAAAGAACAGAAAAGAAGGAGATTACCCCTTCTTTAATTTCTCTTCTGGTTTCGTTATCGGGCATCATAATCATACAACAAAATAGGAATTGTCAATGATTGTTAGTCTAGTGCCTGCCTCACAAATGAACTTGTCACTTGAAAAGGCAACAAGTTGATTTGCAAAGGAAACTTCTGTTAATTCAAAAGTAGCATTGACTTCTAAGTTTTTTACTTTGACTGTAAAAAAACCGAAACAATGATTTCTTCCTTCAATTAATTCCTTTTTGTAAATTTCAAATTCTCCTCCCAAGTGAAATGCCATTGACTGAATGCTTTCTAAACTTGCATAGGATATTCTAGCATAAATTTTCTGGTCAGACTCGCCTAGCAATAAAAGACCTGTGTTTAAGAATGCAATGTCGCTGATTGGTTTAATAATATTTTCC